GGGGACAGGATACCGCCCACACCTTTATTATGGAAAATTCAGACCTGATGGACGGCTGGCGCATTCTTGACGAACAGAAAGACGCAAGCTAAAAGCATCGCATTCATTGGGAGCCGTCCAATCTGACAGACCATTCGCCCTCTGATACCAAAAGGACGCTGCAACCTCTCACCCAGAGGCGGCAGCGTCCTTTTTATATCGGAATGTTTTGTTCGCAGGGGAACTCCGGGCTTATGACAGGGTATGTATAATGTGCAGAGCCATATCAGCATTTTCTTTGTCCACAAACACCTCTGTGACATACTGCGGTTTTATGCCGAGGGTTCCAATTCTCGCTTGGTCAAATGTGTTATGCCGATTGACATCTTTGGATTTGCAATAGAATTTAATTCCAGCTGCCGCCAACGCATCCGTGATGCGATTGCATTGGTAAGGGTCAGAAACTGTTGCAACTAGCGATTTGAAAAAATGCTCCAACATAAAGAGACCTCCTTGTATACACTCTAATCTCGTACAAAGCCATCCGGCACATAATGGTCGCTGTATCCATTCGGGAGCTGTTCCAACGGTTCGCCGTCAACTTGATATGTCAGGTACATCTCAACAGGCAGGAACGTCTGAATCAAGGAATCTTTCTCATTTTTCAGTGGATTCTTCCAGATTCTTTCGGTACTGTGCCGGACTGACACCATACTCTTTCTTGAATACCCGGCTAAAATAGAGTGGGTTATCATACCCTACGATCTCTGCAATTTCTCCAATATTGTATTCGGTGTTCTCCAATAAGCTTTGTGCATTTACCATCCGAAGGGACAGGATGTATTGTGCAGGGCTTATTTTCATGTACAGCTTAAAATTACGGATAAACCAGTTCGTACTGATATGCAGCGATTCTGCGTAATCGTCCACACTGACCTTTGTATTATAATTCTCGTTAAAGTAGGCAACGGCGGCTTCGATTTCTTCCGGGATGCTTGTAGTTGTTTTCTCGCTTTCCTGCTGTTGCCTGCTTACTAAAAGCAGAATGATGTTGAAGAGAGAAGCAATATAGTCTTCATAGCCATATTCACATTGTTGCAGTTCCCGGATGATCTTTCGGAACAGCATTTTGTAATCCGGCAGTGTGCCGCTGTAAAAAACGTGCTTGTCCAATGGTATTCCGTGATAGTTCAGGATGTTTTTGACATCGTATCCTGTAAAGTGAATCCAGAACACCTCTGGATGATCTTCTACATAGTAGACATACTTCTGGATTTCTTTCGGCTGATAAAGCACCATGTGTCCAGAAGTCACCACTTCCTCAACACCATCGAACCAGAAGTGTGCTTTACCAGATGCCACATAGAGGATTTGATAGTCTCTGCGACCCTTTGCCCAAAAAGTAGGTAGCTTAGGGCGTTTTTTCAAGCGATAAGTGCCGCAACTGCCTACGACCAGCGGCTTTGAGTAGTCTTTGAAATCCAAACGGGAGTTGTTCAAATATCCTGAGTTGAAATACATCCCTGCGTCCTCCTCATCTTCAGAGATTTTACAGTGATTTGGGAAATGTTCTATCAAAAAATTACAAACTCTTTGATTTTGTGCATATTCTGTTCCATCTTGTCTATATCTTTTCGTTCCATTAGATTCTATAATATTTTCAGACGGAACGCAAGAGATTTGGGCAACTTGCGTAATGAGAATTCCAGTCTGAAGTGCGCAGCAGATTGGTCGCGCCCACACAAAACAAGCAAGATGGGAGAAAGCACAATGACTGAAAAACGTTATCTAAAGTGGTATAATAAAGTCGGCTATGGTTCAGGCGATATTGCAGGCAACGTGGTGTATGCATTCCTGTCCTCCTTCGTCATGATCTATCTGACCAACACCGTTGGCCTGAACCCCGGTATTGTCGGCACTCTGATTGCAGTTTCCAAACTGCTGGACGGTGTGACGGACATTTTCTTTGGTTCTTTGATTGACAAAACGCATTCTAAGATGGGCAAAGCCCGTCCTTGGATGCTGTACGGCTACATTGGCTGTGCCATTACGCTGGTGGCAATTTTCGCCATCCCGACCAATCTGGGACAGTTTGCACAGTACGCATGGTTCCTGATCGCATATACTCTGCTGAACGCTGTATTCTACACTGCCAACAACATTGCTTACTCTGCACTGACTGCTCTCGTCACGAAGAACAGTGCCGAACAGGTCGAGATGGGTTCTTGGCGTTTCATGTTCGCCTTTGCCACCAGCCTGCTCATCCAGTCCATCACGCTGGGTGCTGTTACGGCATTGGGCGGTGGTGCTGCCGGTTGGCGCACTGTTGCAATCATCTACGCCATCATCGGTCTGCTTGTCAACACCCTCTCCGTTTTCTCCGTGAAGGAACTGCCGGAAGGCGAATTGGTGGATACCACCAACAAAAAGGAAATCGAGCAGGACGAAAAGTACAATCTGGTTCAGGCTGCAAAACTGCTTGCTGGTAACAAATATTATATGATGATTTGCGTCACCTACATTTTGCAGCAGATCTACGGTGCCATGATCAGCATGGGCACCTACTATGCAACCTACATCCTTGGCAACCAGAATCTGTTCGGTGTATTCTCTTGGGCAATCAACATTCCTCTGATCATCGCACTGGTGTTCACCCCGACCTTGGTTGCAAAGTGGAATGGAATGTATAAGCTGAATGTAATGAGCTATACTCTGGCAACGATTTCTCGTGCACTGGTTGCTGTAGCTGGTTACATGGGCAGCGGCAATGTGACCTTGATGCTGCTCTTTACTGCAATCGCAGCTCTTGGTCAGGGTCCTTGGCAGGGCGATATGAACGCTGTGATCGCAGCCTGCTCTGAGTACACTTGGCTGACGAAGCACAAGCGTGTGGACGGAACGATGTACTCCTGCACTTCTCTCGGTGTGAAGCTGGGCGGCGGTCTGGGTACTGCCATCACCGGCTGGCTGCTGGCAGCAAGCCATTTTGACAGCGCTCTGACCGTTCAGCCGGATTCCTGCATCAATATGCTGAAAATCATGTATCTGGTGATCCCGTTTGCTCTGGATGCCATTATCACCTTCATTCTGTCTCATCTGAAAGTTGAAGAAGCAAATGAAAAACTGCGTGAAGCAGTCTGATAACAAGCCATTATCATTTCTCCTTCATCTGCTGTTCCCCGGAGGAATCCAGCGATTCCTCCGGGGAGGCTGGAGAAATATTATAAAATTATAAAAGGTAAATGAGGAAATACTATGGCTGCATTTGATTTTGCAAAAGTAAAAGACCCCACCTTTTTCAAGGAAAACGTGCTGAATGCTCATGCAAGTTTCCGTACTTACGCTTCCCGCGAAGAATATCGGACAGGCTCCTCTTCTTTGGCGCTGAAGCTGGACGGTATCTGGAAATTCGCCTACGCAAAGAACTACACCAGCGCCATCCCCGGCTTTGAAAAGACAGATTACGATTGCAGCGGCTGGGATGACATGCATGTTCCGGCACACATCCAGATGGAGGGCTACGACATTCCCCAGTACGCGAATATTCAGTATCCGTGGGATGGCCGTGAAGAAGTACAGCCGGGTGAGATCCCGCAGCGGTTCAATCCGGTGGCAAGCTATGTAAAATACTTCGAGCTGCCGGAATCCATGCAGGGCAAGCCCGTCCACATCGAGTTCGAGGGTGTGGAAAGCGGCATGGCTCTTTGGCTGAACGGGTCTTATGTGGGCTACACCGAGGACAGCTTCTCCGCACACGCATTCGACCTGACTCCCTATCTCCAGCCGGGCGTGAACAAACTTGCTGTGCAGGTGTTCAAGTGGACTTCCTCCAGCTGGTGCGAAGATCAGGACTTCTTCCGCTTCTCCGGCATCTTCCGCAGCGTGTGGCTGTACGCCATCCCCACCGTGCATCTGGAAGATATATCCGTCAAAACGCTGTTTGCCGGGGATGATTTTACTCATTCCACGCTGGAAGTTGCATTGCAGGTGGAGGGTAAGGGCGCAGCTCGTCTGACCCTGCGCCGCAGTGAACTGGAAGTGTTCTCCGAAAAAATCGCACTGAACGGCGGTTCTGCTCTGTTCAGCCATGCGGTGGAGAATCCCCACCTGTGGAGTGCAGAGGACCCGGCTCTGTATGAACTGGAAATCGAGCTGCTGGACAATGCAGGCCATCTGGTAGAGGTGACCGGGCAGAAAGTCGGTTTCCGCAAGTTCGAGTTGAAGAACAATCGGATGCTGCTCAACGGCAAGCGCATCGTGTTCAAGGGTGCCAACCGTCATGAGTTCAGCTCCATTACGGGTCGTGCTGTGGGCGTACACACCCATGAGGAACTGCTTCGTGATATCATCACCATGAAGCAGAACAACATCAATGCCATCCGTACCAGCCATTACCAGAATCAGGATGCACTGTACGACCTGTGCGACGAGTATGGTCTGTATCTGATCGCAGAGAACAATCTGGAATCCCATGGCACCTGGGATATTCATCAGGCTGGCATTCGCGGCATCGAGGGCGTTTTGCCCAATGATAAGCCGGAGTGGAAAGCTGTCTTGTTTGACCGCATGAATTCCACTTACCAGCGTGACAAAAACCATCCTGCTGTTCTGATCTGGTCTCTGGGCAACGAATCGTTTGGCGGTGAGACCCTGCTCCAGATGGCAGAGATGGTCCGCCGCTTTGATGACACCCGTCTGGTGCATTACGAAGGTGTGGTCAATGATCCCCGCTTCCTCGATACCACCGACATCGAGAGCCATATGTACAGCACGGTCAAGGACATTCAAGAGTATCTGGCACAGGGCGATAAGCGGCCTTATATCGAGTGCGAATACTCTCATGCTATGGGCAACTCCAACGGTGCTTTGCACAAGTACACGGAACTTGCCGACCAGAAGGACTGCGGCTATCAGGGTGGCTTTATCTGGGATTACATCGACCAGTCCATCTGGAAAAAAGACCGCTACGGCAAGTGGTTCCAAGCCTACGGCGGCGACTTCGGTGAGCGTCCTACCGACTATAATTTCAGCGGAAACGGCATTGCCTACGGTGGTGACCGTGCTCCTTCTCCCAAGATGCAGGAGGTCAAGTTCTGCTATCAGAACATCGCCATTTCCATCGACAACTCTGGCTTTGAAGTCTGGAACAAGAACCTGTTCACCTCTACGGATGCTTTCGACTGCGTTGCTCTGCTGCATCGTGATGGAAAGTTGTATCAGCAGCAGGAACTGCCCAATATTGATGTTGCTCCCGAAGAGCGTTCCAGCTTCCCGCTGCCGTTTATGGTTCCTGCGCTCCCCGGTGAATATGCAGTGACCATCAGCTTCCGTTTGAAGGAGGACACCAGCTGGGCAAAGAAGGGTCATGAAGTCGCCTTTGGACAGGGTGTGATCGCTGTGGTTCGTTCCATTCCCAGCAAGAAGGTCACGCCGTTTACCGTTACGCACGGTACACACAACATCGGTGTCCGTGGTGAGAATTTCGATGTTTTGTTCTCCGATCTGAATGGCGGCCTGACTTCCTACCGCTATGCCGGCAAAGAGATGATTCAGGAGATTCCCCGTCCCAACTTCTGGCGCGCTCCCACCGACAACGACTGCGGCAACAACATGGGCGGCGTTCGCGGTCAGTGGAAGCTGGCAAGCCTGTACGCTACCGCCAAGGGCATCGGCAAGGAGATCCCATCTGTTCACGGCGGCACCATTCTCCAGAACCCCACCTGCGAGGTGGAAGCCGACAGCGTGGTCGTGACCTATCTCTATAACCTCCAGACCAGCCCCGCAGCAGAGTGCAGCCTGCAGTACCGTGTGTTCGGTGATGGCCGCATCCAGACCACCCTGCACTATGACCCGGTGGAAGGACTTGTAGCAATGCCGGAGTTCGGCGTACTGTTCAAGATCGACGCTGACTACGACACGGTGGAGTGGTACGGAAACGGCCCTGCGGAGACCTACTGGGATCGTCAGCATGGTGCAAAGCTGGGCATTTACCAGAACAAGGTTGCAGACAACATGGCGCAGTACCTTGTGCCGCAGGAGTGTGGCGCAAAGACCGCTGTGCGCTGGGCAAAGGTAGTGGACCGCAAGGGTCGCGGGCTGCTGTTTACCGCGGATGCCGCAAAGCCCATGTTCTTCTCTGCGCTGCCCTACACTCCCCATGAAATGGAGAGTGCCAAGCATCCTTACGAGCTGCCCCCGGTCCATTACACGGTCATCCGTGCTATGGGCGAGCAGATGGGCGTCGGCGGGGATGACAGCTGGGGTGCCAATGTCCACCCGGAGTATATTCCTGATGTAACCAAGCCTGTGGAGTTCACCTTTACGTTCCGTGGCATCTGATGATTGCCCGCAAATGAGGTGTTCTCTGTGAAAAAACGAAAGATCAGCCTGAATCTGAACCAGCCGAACTAGCATCCCTTGTTGGAGAACGGATCAGAAAGATCCGCAAAGAAGAGGGGTTAAGCCTAGAGCTTTTTGCTTTAAGCCATCAATGAGCCACCAGCTACTTTCCCTTATCCCGATGAAGTCATTGACCGTCTGGCACGGGCATTTTACCCGGCCATCCTTGCCTGCTGGAACAGCGAGGAAGGACAGCGGTCACTTGTCGGGGCGGAGGCCCCTCCATCTTGCTAACGCAAGACCGTTCGGTCGCTTAAAAGCCCCACTGGGGCTTTCATTGCTCCGCTGCGCTGCGCAAACGCGAGCTTGCCTATGGCAGGCGGAACAGGTTCATCACACTACCAGCAAAGAGAAACAGGGCGTTCCCGATGGGGAACGCCCTGCTGTACATATCGCTATCGTCTGTGGTCTTTGGCAGGGTGCGTCCGGGTGGACGCACCCTGTTTTTGTTTCATCGTGGTTGGGTGTACATCAAACCGCATCACCGCAACTCCTTATAGGTTTCTTCCGGCACCGGCTCGCACCACTCGTTAGAGGTGCCTTCGCCGGGTACTTCCACTGCCAGATGAGAGAACCAGCAATCGGGTGCAGCACCGTGCCAGTGCTTGACCTCCGGGGGAATGTTCAACACATCGCCCGGATGCAGCTCCTGCGGCGCCTTGCCCCATTCCTGATAGTAGCCCCGGCCTGCCACGCAGACAAGGATCTGCCCACCGCCCTTTGCGGCATGGTGGATGTGCCAGTTGTTCCGGCAGCCCGGCTCAAAGGTGACGTTGTAAATGCCAACCTGTGCGGTGGACAAGGGTGCCAGATAGCTTTTTCCGCTGAAATATTGTGCAAAACCGTCGTTGGATGCACCGATGGGGAACACCATTTCACTCTGGTGCTTTGCCTTGGCATCCTCTGCAGCGTCCTCTGCCCAGACTTCCTTTGCCATACGGAAAGCCGCCCACGCCTTGGGCCAACCCACATAAAACGCCGCATGGGTCAGGATCTCTGCAATCTCAGTCCGGGTAATACCGTTGTTTTTCGCTGCCGTCAGGTGATACCGAAACGAGGAGTCCGTCAGTCCCTGCGCCATCAGTGCCACCACCGTCACAAGGCTGCGGTCCCGGAGGGAGAGTTTATCCTCTCGGCTCCACACCTGCCCGAATAGTACCTCATCGTTAAGTTCCGCAAATTTTGGCGCAAATTCGCCCAGAGCATCCCGCCCTGCTGTCTGTTTCACTGCCATTATACGTTCCTTCCCATCTCGTAAGCCTGTGCCATGGCAGGCGTACCGCACACTGCACCCGGCTCGTAAACGCCACATGCTACAAGGACTCCCTTTTCCGCGGCACCTTCCACGCAGTCTGCATAGCCCCGGAAGCAGGCCAGCGTAGTATCTGCAGAGGATTTTTCCTCGTCTGCCATGGTGGTGATGTAGTAGAATTCCTTGTCTTTGACCTCAAGCCACCGTGCCACGGTACGGTCGATCACTGTCTTCAACTGGGCACTGATGGAGTAGAAGTATACCGGGCTTGCCAGCACAATGACATCGGCATCGATCATCTTTTGCAGGATGTCTGCCATATCATCCTTGTGGACGCAAGCTCCACCGTGGGTGCTGCAGTAGTAGCAGCCGGAACAGGGAGCCGCCTTTTTCTCAGCGACCCGGATCTTTTCTGCTTTGTGCCCGGCATCCTGTGCTCCACGCAGAAATTCGTCGCATAGAATATCAGAGTTACCGCCCTTCCGGGGACTGCCAGACAAAATCAATACCTTCTTGCTCATAGGAACCTCCTTGACAGCGGAGTGCATCCGCATTATGATGTTGATAAAGTTTGATTTTATCATACAACTTAAAGCGCACTTTAAGTCAAGGGCTTTTTGAAAAAACGGAGGTTTCAGATGATCTATACCGTAGGTGAAATGGCACAAAAGCTGGGCGTACCTGCCTCCACCCTGCGCTACTACGACAAAGAAGGGTTACTTCCCTTTGTGGAGCGTTCCTCCGGCGGCATTCGGATGTTCCGGGAAGCCGACTTCGAGTGGCTGCAGGTCATCCGCTGCATGAAAAAAGCCGGAATGTCCATCAAGGATATCCGGCAGTATATTGAGCTTTCCATGCAGGGAGACGACACCATTGACACCCGGCTGGAAATGTTCCGGCATCAGCGCGAGGTGCTCACCCAGCAAATCCAGCAGTTACAGCACACGCTGGAGACCGTGGAGTATAAATGCTGGTTCTATGAAGCCGCCAAAGCCGCTGGGACAGTGGATGTCCCCGGTGCGATGACCGATGCGGATGTACCTGATCAGTTCCGTACCATCCGACAGGAGCTGCGGGGACAGAAGATGCCGAATGGCGAAAAATAAGAAATGCCGTTCCAGTTGCTTTTGGAACGGCATTTTTCTTAATCTTCTAACCCATGGCTCCCGGTTACGTTTTTCAAGTATCCCTCCGGGTCACCCTTCAGAATCAAATCCGCATAGCCCAGTGGGTCATTATAGATGAGATAGTCCAACTCCGACCTCTGCGCCATGGTCACATTCAACGCATCCTCGACCCCGGTGCAGTCGATGGAAATTTTTCTTCCATCCCGGAGCAGCAGTTCCACGCACCCGGTGTCCATGTTGAATTTGCAAGCTCTTTCATCGTACTTCATGTTCATGTCCTCCTGAAATCATATTGTGGCTTATGTCGGTCAATCTATGATTTCGGATTTCATCTTCCACGGACACCTGCATGGAACTTGTCGGGGCAAAGCCCCTCCATCTGCTAACGCAGACCGTTCCGTCGCTTAAAAGCCCCACTGGGGCTTTCATTGCTTCGCAAACGCTAATTTTCCGAAGAAAACAAATAATCCGAACCCATCTCCTATCGGAAACAAGTTCGGATTATTTTTGTTTGGTCCACCTTTTGCTCCCCCAGTCGAACTTTTCTATTTTTATCCTTCCGACCTATTTTTACATCGCAATTCCCATTTTTCAGGCGAGAAAGAGCATTTCCGTTGAATCTGTAACCAACTTGTAATATTTGCAACAACAAAAAAATCCCCCGCCAGCTTTCCTTTCGGATTGCCAGCGGGGGATTTTGTCTGTTATTCTTCTGTGTAGCTGTTCTTGATGGGCAGTGCTTTGGCTCGGTTATACAATTCCGTACCCGTTCCGTTCCCTCCCAGCGCATGGTAGCTGTTGTAAAGATAGCCAATGTTCGTCAGGCCCACCGTGTCAATCCAACCTCTTGCGATGTAGTAATTGCACGATTGGTACAGGCGATCATGAAGGATTGCTTTCAAGCCGTCCTTCATGGCCTTGTTTTCATCCTTCTGTTCCTTGACTTTCTTTGAAAGCCTCCGGTACGCCAGCGTCAGGCCGCCAGCAACAATGCCGAAACCCCATTCCATCCAATACTTGATGATAAATTCCAGCATTGTTTACTCCTTGCGGCTGTTCTTGCCCTCCCCCACGTTACCGAAGTGGGCCACCGTCTGGGTGGTTTCTGCGGATTTCTTTTCCATGTAGTCTTCCAGCTTGTTTTTGGTGACATTGAACACCATCTGCACGATCCAGTCCAGCGTCTTCTCATTGATTGCCCAGTCCAGCCAGTCCGGGGTGTAGCCGCGCAGCACTGCAATAACGTGGGCTTTCTTTTCCGCACCCATGCCGCTGCCGAACTTTTCCTCCGCGTTGACGATCCACTTATAAACCGTCTTTGCCACGAACAGGCCGTAGCCCAGACGGACCAGCCCCAGCGCAGCAACTACCGCGCCGACCGCCACAAGAATAGCCGCCAGCCATTCCGGGAAGATCATAAGAAACGATTTCAGAATATCCATCATATTGTTTTCCTCCTACTCTGCCGCCGGATCAGCCCTTCCAGCGGCCCTTCGTGGCGCGAACATCCACATGAACAAAGGCACAGTTCCGCACGCCGGTCTTGATGGGATAGATGCCAATGCCGCCCTTGTTCGGCATCAGCGTTTCCACATACTCTGCCAGCTTCGTGATAAGAATGCCTTGGATGTAGATGTCGGCCGCCTTTCCGTACTGGTGCTGACTGAATTTTGCACCGCCCACCTTCTTGCTCAGATTGTAGGCGGCAGTCCGGTATGCCGAGTTGATGATTACCGGCTTGCCGAAGTGGTCACGGACCTTCTGCAAAATCTCCACCAGTTCACTGTCGATAAAGATAGGATCAGACCCATCCTTGCAGCGAAACTCCTTCACCCTGAAATTCTTAGACAGGCTTTTTTCGCCGTCCCGTTCAAGGGAATACACGTTCAGTGCCATACGATCACGCCCTTTCAAATAAAATGGGGCGCGGCTCCCGCCGCACCCCGCCGTTTCCTCAGACCTCAACTTCCAGGTCTTTCAGAATCTGCTTGACCTCATCCCGGATGATTGCCGGAACCTGGTCAATGGTCTTCCTGCCCTTGATGATAAGGGTAGCATAGACAACTGCCATTACGTCCACCTCCTTTTTTAGCAAAATTTTAAGCATCAGCTCACGAAGGACACTCACTTGTTGTCCTCCGCCAGCAGGGCTTTCACCTTTTTCTGCAAGCTCTTGGGCACCTGTGCCAGAGTTTTCTTGCCTTTGCGAATCAGGTCTGCATAGACCGTTGCCATGTAGTCAGTGCTCATAGTTCACACCCCCTGCTCATTCCGTGGCGGTGCTGGTCACGCTCAGCACCTGTTCGTACACATCACAAAGCGCCATCTGGGTGCTAGTGAGCTGGTCTGCCATGGTGGCGTTCTGGTTTTCCAGCTCCTTCACCCGGTCTTCCAGCTTCTTTTCTTCCGGCACCGGGACGGGTGTAGGCGGCGCATAGTCCCACCATTTGTCAAAGTTCGCCTGAACTTCCTCGGCGGTCAGCACGCCATCCACACGCTGCTGGCGTTCGTCGCAGGCGTAGACGGTATACTTCTTGCCTTCGTCATCGGTCTGTTCCTGCTTTTTGATATCCTTCCGCAGGATCATGTCCGTTTTGCTGCCAACGCGGAACACCTCAACGGCGGCCGGCAGGAAGGGATAAATCTCACTCATGCTGCTTTCCTCCTGTTGTTCTGGATCATTGACCATCGGGCAACGCTCCACCGCGCCGCTTTCATGATCGTTTCGATCTGATATTTTTCTTCAAGGTTTGTGCTATCGCTGTTTGTAAACCAGCCGTTGTATGCGGTCAGCTTTGATGCACGCCAATGCGGAACATAGCCCAGCATTGCAAGGTCACGCCCTGCGCGGATCAGCTGCCGCCTGATGCGGCGGAACACGCCTTTGCGGACGATGGTATATGTGCGGCGCACCGCAAATCCCATCATGTCCAGCGCCGGTGTACGGTGTTTGCTACCCTGCACTCTGGCGGCTTTCACGCGCTTTTCTTCCTCGAAGGATGCAAAGCGCACCTGCTGCCATGCCTGCTTTAGCTCTAAGCCCAGTGTGGACTTTACCCAGTGGGTTGCCTTCTTCATCGCTTTCATCAGCTGTGATGCGTGCCCGATGATTACAAAATCATCCGCATAGCAGACGATCTCACGGACAAGCCGTGTCCCTGTGCCGCGCCGGACCTGCTTTAGGGATAGCAGGTATCGGAGAACATAGCTCATAACGTAGTTGAAAGCCCACGTTGAGAAATACCCGCCGATTAACAGCACGCCGTCCGGGTAGTTTTCGGTCACAGCACCGGCATACCAGATCAGCTTTTTGTTCTTTCTGATGTCCCGTTTCAAAAGCGTTATCACGCAGGCTATCGTTGTAGACGGATATGCTTTGTGCACATCGCCCTTGACTGCATCCAGTTTGCCAAGGATTTTCTTTCGGACGATCCGCTCAATCTGCCGCGTTCCCGCCACCTGTCCTTTGCCCGGGATGCTCCCGAACTGCATCGGCAGCAGCTTTGCATGGAGCAGTGGTTGCAGTGCATGGACAAGGATGTACTCATGTACCTGCTGTTCCGGCGATTCCTGGCAAAGGTCCCGTTCCTTCATTTTGATCCCATCAATGCGTTTGAATTGCCGGACAGGTTTCAGGTCAAGGCATTCGTCCCTGATCTTCTGTGTTTCCCGTTCGGCCACTGCGTCAATGGCATCAATGATCTTCCTGCACTCGTGGTTCTTTCGTTCATAAAACAGCTCCGGTTCAGAGATTTTTCCGGTCTTTGTGAGAACCGTTCTAAAATCCCTGCGCCGGAGTTTTCCGTTTCCAAACGCACAATGTACCGCTGACAGGTTGAAACCGACATCCTCAATGTCAACGTCTTTTGGTTTACAAAATGTTTTCATATAAAAATCATCTGGTTCTTCAACGGCTTTCGGGTTCAAGCTTTTGCCCTATGCTACTAGCCGCCAGCAGGTTCCTTGTCCTGCCGCCACGGATGGACCCGCCCTTTCCTGCGGACGCAGCGCCGTGATGCTGGTTTCAAGAAATTTTCGCACATAAGCGCGGAATGCATGATGCAATGATTGATGATTTTTGGTGAACCAGTTGCACGCCAGCGCCGCCGTTCCAGTTCGCGTTACCGACCCAGTTGTTCGAGTTCGCCGCCGCCAAAGATGCATTGCCGCCGTTGTTCAAGTTGCAGCACCGCCAAGCCGCGCGGACACCGGACGCTGCCGGATTGACGTAGAAGCCAGCCTGTGGACACCATGCATCCCAAATCCCGTTATCGTCAAAAGGGGCTGGCTGCCCCTCTTGCCCGGACGATGCCGGGCAATTCACCCCGCTTTACCCAGCAAGGCCAGGCACGCCAGCGCCGCCGTTCCAGCCCGCGTGACCGACCCAGCCGACCGAGGCCGCCGCCGCCAAAGAAGCATGGCCGCCGACGCCCAAGGCGCAGCACCGCCAAGCCGCGCGGACACCGGACGCTGCCGGATTGACAGAGAAGCCAGCCTTAACGCCGGTGCCGCTGCCCGCACGGGTAGACACGGCAGCAGGCCACAGCACCGCCGGGTCATTGCTGATTGCCGTATCTTCGATATACTGCCATGCGTTGGCTGTGCCTTCCGGGAAGGTCAGCGTCAGGTCTTCCTGCTTCGTGTAGTCAGCAGAGATAGAACCATTGGTCGTCACCTTCGTCTGATCGTGACAGGTGTAGATGTCAAAGGTGTAATTGCCGTCGTCATCCTTGCCCCACTGCCACAGTTCGTCCGCCACGATCAGGTATGCACCGTTCTGGAACTCCGTCTTCTGAATCAAGCCGGGTTCCTTGCCGTTGGTGTAGTTGGTGCGGGAGCCATCGTTGCCGCGCACGCTGTCGTTATAACCGCTGCCATAAGGCATAGTGGACAGCATCGTCTGTCCCTTGACCACATTCCAGGTATCACCGGTATCAACGTAGACTGCTTTGTAGCCCGTTCCGTCCACGTTGATGTCTTCAATGCGGGTAATGCGGGCTTCGGTCTGGATGTCATGCAGGGTGGCATCGTTACGGTCGGTCGTGCTCTTCGTGTGGGTGCCAATGGCAACGTAGGAATCAATAAGCAGGTTTGCGGCCTGCTCGGTCGTCACCGGGAAGTAGTTCACGCCCTCTGCGTCAATGGCGGCAGTGTACTGGTAGTTGTAGGAAGTGCAGCCCTCAATGGTGCCGCTGTTGCCCTTGCGTGCATACTTCAGCTGGATCATGCGCTCCTGCCATTTCAGCAGGTTGCCGGATGCACCGGCGTACTGGCTACCACGAGCACGCCACAGCTGCACCAGCTGGGTGTGGCTCTTGTAGTTCACCGGTGCCAAACCCGTGTGACCGCCGATCTTGCCGTCATCCTGCATACCGGCGAAATACTTCGGGTTTGCAATATACGGATAGGTCTTGCCGGTACGGTCGGTGCCCTGCGGCCACTGCTCGTAACCGCCGGACGGGTGGCAGCGCATACGCAGGATGCGGTAGCCGCCCTCGTTGCGCTCACGCACATAGGTATTCTTCTGCAACACCCAGACCAGATGATTGGTACTGCGCACAAAGTCGTCATCGTCGATGTACTGGCAAGCGTAGATCGTGTGGCTGCCGTCCTCGTTCTTTTCCGCCGCCACTTCCACGCACCAGAACTGCGGCAGACCTGCAAAATCATCCTTGCCGGATTCTGCGGCGGTAGACGGGGTGCAGGACAGGCCCACGCTGTCGTCGGTCAGCTCACCGATTGCGGTGTTGGATGTGCTGAACAGCGGGAACTTTACGCCATGCACGCGGCTGTCGTCCAGCACACTGCCGAACCAGCGTTCCAGCATCCGGTTATAGGTGCTGGTGTTCGGATTCCAGTTCGCCGTCCACCAGTCTACGAACAGCACGTTCATTTCCCGTGCCGTGGTCACTTTCTGAGCCAGCGCGTTATAATACCGGTCGATGGTATCTTCATTGCCGGTTGCCAGAACAGCGGTACGGCCATCGCCCGCCGCCGCCATAGTGGTACCGGACACCGCAGCAAAAATCTGCTGCAAGGATTCATCGGATGCCATGTGAGTTCTTGCCATGTTTAGTCCTCCTGTCCATCATCAAAGGTCAAGCGACCGGCTTCGTCATAAAAGAAGTACGGAAGCCCTTCCAGTTTTTCCAGTCTTTTTCCGGTGGCTGCTGCATCGGCGGCAGAGCCTTCCTTTTTCAGTGTCTTATCCGGCAACAGTTCCTTTGCCCAGTTCGGCACATCTTCATCGATCAGCTTATAGGTGGTGCCGTCAATGACAAGGTAGGTCGCTCTTACGATTTTTACGTTTGCCATTCCGTCTTACCTCCCAGAGAGAGCGTCACCACGCCGCGCCCATCGTCCGAAGCGGTCAATTTCAAAGCATTCAGGTTTGCTTTGATGCCCGGCACCTGCAAGGTTTCGCCCACCACTTTTGCGATCTGTGCCGGGGTGGCACGGTAGAGATCGTTCTTTCCGTCTGCTCGTTTCCGAACCACGATCACATAGTCCGCACTTTCAAACGTTTCTGCTAAGGCTTTGTCTGCCAGACTTACCATGCCCATTTCTCTGCCGCCTCCTTCTCAATGGCTTTCAGCTCTGCGGCTTCATCCTCACCGATCAGACGCGCCACTTCCTCGTAGGGAAGATTCACCTTCTTCGGTGCGGTATCGCCCAGAGCTATACTGCGCATATTGCAGTACCAGCACACAGCCAGCACACGCGCCTTGTGAACTTTGCAGATTCCGGTATATCTACGATTTGCAGTTCCGAACATTTCATAGTTCAAACCACTGCACCAGCCGCACCCGGAAGATACCGGGCAATGGATGCACTCTTCCGTGGACTGTGATTTCATGGTGATTGCATCCAGTTCTTCCTTCACCTGCCGCTGCTGATCCGTGGCATACAGACCGCCCTCCTGCACATTGCCCAGACACACCCGATCCGCCTTCTCTTTGCCAATAGAGATAGGCGCATACCTGATGCAGGGATACGCGGACCCGTCCGGGGCAAAACTCAGCATTGCGCCGGTTCCGCCGCAGAAGTTTCGGTCGTTCTGTTCTGCATCGCCGATCTGTTCATCCAGCATAGCAATCGCCACGTCCCAGCCGTTCTTGATAACGTACTGCGAAACCTCTTTCAGCTGCTTGTACAGTGCCTTGCCGTCCTCGTCCGTGTACATCGGCTCGTAGGCGCAGTTCCCGGCAATGTGCCTGCACCCGGCATCCAGCATCATTTTCATACTGGATGCAATGTACTGGATGGAGCCGGGCACGAAGGTCATTTTGCTGTTGAGCCAACCATACTTCCGCTTGCCGTCCTGGAACGCTGCCCACGCGGTAGAAAAGCTGCCGTTTCCGTCTTCGTCGATGCGGTAACGGTCGTGCAGCTCTTGCACGCCATCAATGGACACTGTAACCGACATAAGATTATGGTACTTTTCCAGCAGGTGCTGCGCCGCCGGGGAGCGCCACAGTCGGCCATTCGTGGCAAAAGAAATGCGCGTGAACGGTCCCAGCGGGATTTCCCGCCGGTAGCACTCCGAAAACCAGTAGTCGCAGATATGCTCGATCAGTTCAGCTTCCAGCAGCGGTTCCCCGCCGATGAAGTCCAGGATCATGGCTTTGGTGTCCCGGTTCACAAAATCGGATGTGCTATCCTCGTACAGGTTCAGGATGTAGTCCACGATTTTCTTTCCGGTTTCCAGCGTCATTTTTTCGGTAGACTTGTGGTGCTCATAGCAGTATGAGCACCGCAGGTTGCAGGCGTTTGTGATCTGGAACGTGATACTTCGGCAGATGCTTCCACACTCCTGTCTGTCCCTGCCATATAAGCGCTGGACGGTATTCCCGTAGTCCTCATACTTTTTCGTTCTCAACGGGGTGTACCTCCTCCCGCTCAAAGTCGAAGTGCACGATCAGGTTCGGGTTCTCTTCCGGGTCGATGTACCGCGCCAGCACCTTGTCCTGCACCATCTTCAGCTTCATCTGCGCTTTCCGGCACAGTCCTGCGTAGTAGTGCAGCATATCAGCTATCATCGTATTCGCGCCAGCGTTCAGCTGGCGGGACAGAATTGCCATCAGCGCTTCATAGGACTGCGCTTCGTAGTAGGCACGCTCCACAGCTTCACTTTCCTGTGTGGTGATTTTGATATTCTTCATGGTACACTCCTTACTGTGCATCCCGTTTCGGCAGCTTGTCCGCCGCCTGACGGTATCTTGCACGGACCCGATTCATCTTGACCATGGCCGAAACCATATCGTGCATATCTTCTGTTTCGCTCAACCGCAGCAGTTCGATCAGCACAACAAGCAGGTGCCACATAGAGAAAAACTCCACATCGTCTTTGCATTCATACTGAGCCGCCTTGATGAACGGTGCAGGATCACACTCACCTCTTCGGACAGGGTGTGCCGCAAAGTTGAACGTCCTGGCTGCCAGACCAAAGCCCATCAGGTAAATCCGGTCTTCGTCCGCGTCTTCGTCGCAGGCTGTCACTACAGACTGTGCAACTGTGATGCAGTATGCGCACCACACATCGAACTTATCTTCCGTGTTCACCATGAACATACCGGCACATCCGATGCACCAGAAAACTTTCTCCATGCCGGGCGGTGTATCTGCAAGAAGTCCCTGCCAGTCCTCCGGGTTGACCGTTTCGTGGGTCTGGATTTTCAGCATCGGAAGATTTTTGGTATACGCCTTTTCGCTTCTTGCGTCGTTGTTCGGTTCAAATGCCACGTCCATTTTGTTCTCCCTTTCTCGTTACCACAGGAATCCAGAGCAAGATGTACAGCCGCCAGAGCAGCTTCCAGAGCATCCATTGCAACTGCTATCACAGTTGCTTGTGCAGGATGCGCCACAGTGAGAATTGCAGTCTCCTTCGCAGCTGTCAGAACAGCCGCTTTTACAGTTTGCAAAGCAGCCATTTCCTCTGCAACTGTCCTGGCAGCTGGACGCACAGTAGGAATCGCACCTATCGTTGCACCGTCCCGTGCAATCGTCCGCGCAGGTAGCATCACAGCTACCGGAACAGCTGCCGGAGCAACCGTCACAGCCGCCTTTGCATCCTCCCTTGCAGCCCGTCTTGCAGCCATTGGTGCAATCGTTCGCGCAGGTGGCAGTGCAGGTCGTGTTGCAGGTATTTGTGCAGTTTCCTAAACATGTGTTGCTGCACGACCCCTGACAAGTTCCCCTGCAAGTAGCCGTGCAGTCATTCGCACAATTTGCCCTGCAAGTTCCTACACACCCTCCGCCACAGCTACCGGTGCAGCTGGTACAGGACGTGTTGCAGCCATTGGAGCAAAGCCCCGTGCATTGCCCGCTGCACCCGGTCGCCGTTGCAGTTTCCGGGATATTGCTCAGTGTGCTTACCGTTGCCGCCGCTTGCGCAAGCCCCGATGCTGCAACTTGGTCTCCCCGCGCCGGTGTCGTTGCACCGCCCTGAACGGCATCCACCAGACGGGTGATTTTCTGGATGTGTTCTGCATCCACGCTCACGCCATCCGCCGGGGTCACATTGTACTGGTACGCCGCTCCCCTATATGCCGCCATGCTGCCAACGGACTGTCCCTGTGCGGTGCCTTCTGTCTTGCCGCGCCGACCGATCTCTGCGTCTATCAGGCTTTTCAGGGCAAGAAAATCTTCGTCGGAAATAAACTGTCCTCTCTCCGGCATCCTCTCACCCCCTCACCCGGACACGAATGCGGCGTTCATCCGTCCGGTCGTCGCCTTCCACCGCATAGCCGACAATGCATTCTGCCGGAGCAAACTCCCCTGCGCAGGCCGCCCGGCCAATGCCAGGCGTACCCGAAGGCAAAATTAAATCGCCGGTCTTCACCCTGCCGGTCACGCGCACTCTGACGCGCCCTGCAAGGGAAACGGGGATATACTTTTCTATGTTAGCTTTGAAGTTGTCGTCTTTCTCGTCCGGCGTATCGCCGCCAATCAGGTATGCATATTCGTCCGTGTGCACGCCCACAACGCGATCCATCTTTCCAACCGCCTTGATATACCGTTCTGTCTGGCTGCCCACATCCAGCGCAATGATATCTCCCGGCTTGGTATCGCACCCACGGGGGAACCATTCGGCGTAGTCGTTATAGACCGCACCATACACTTTGCGGAAGTTCGCCGTGCCATCGCTGCCGACGTAATAACTGTTGTCAGTACCAAAGTATGTAGACTGCTGGAACCGCACCGCGCCCGTAAAGGTGCCGCCAGACGTAGGCATTGCACCCAGATTCGCCAGCGCCTGTGTTGCGGTCTGGGCACCGGTGCCGCCGCGAGAAATAGGGAACGTTCCGCTGGTCACATCATCCGCGTTGTGCTTGTGGTCCATTGCTGCTGCTGAAATGTCCGCAGCGGAAATTTTGTGCGGGTTCTTTGCAGAAAGGTGTGCGATGAAGGCGGCAATTGCCGTGCGAATCTTCCGCAGGATGTTTCCCAGCTTTTCGCCGGAAGCGATATTCTGCACATCGTAGGAGCCATCCGTCTTCGTAATGTAGTCATTTGAGAACACCGGCTGTTGGTTCGTCGGGGTGACATTGGGCACATTGCCCAAACCAACCTGCTCTGCCGTAACATGGTGCGGATTGTTGTGGTCATCGATGTGGTCTTTCAGGTCTTGCTTGCTGGCATAGCCGGAATACTCGCCCAGCGTTGCCGTCACCTGCTCTGCATCGCCAACCGCAACCACCATGTGGAAGGTTTCCTGCACCGTCATGTCGCCGCTCTCCGGCGGCACAACGGCAGCTTCGTTTCCCGCATTGGCATATGCATACAGGATTTCTCCATCGTCCGGGTCGTTGGCGAAGATGCCAATTTCACGGGCGACCAGCTTTGATTTCAGACCGCTGTTCGTGTAGGTGGATTCCAGCACGGCGCAGTTTGCAGACAGCTCAATGCTGTTGATCTGCATATTGGCTGCCAAATGCACAAGATTTTTCAGGTCACGCGGTTCCTCTGGTGCGGCGCCATCGCCCAGCGCAAATTTCGTGAAATTGATTGCGGTGCCATTCAGAGCTTTCACGATCAAAGCCCTGCCTGAATTGGTCAGGATCAAACTCGGAAAAAACATTGTTTCCCCCTTTTAGTCTGTCAGGATGTTCCCGTCTGCGTCCAGAAGGGCGTTTTCGTCCGCATCTACAAGCCAGCTGAATACGCTTTCTCCATCTGCCGTCACGCCAGACCACTTGCCCACAGTGGCCGACGCAAAGCCGAAGAACAGCTTGTGCATTTCCTCCGTGGAAAGCTGCAACATATCCAGGTGGGCGCTGGCCCGCTTTACATGGCTGAGAATGTCCAGCATTTCTTCAATGTCGATTGGGCCTTCTGCCTTAATCTTGATTCGGAAGCAGCCCGGCGTTCCGTCGTACTCGAACCATTCTCGCACAGTCGCGTCACCGTACAGGTCACGCATCATATCTTCCACAGCTGCTTTTGTTCCCACCGTCATATAATAAGGTAGGGACGCTTTCACAAGCCGCCGTTTTGTTTCGATGTCGTAGTCCTGCCGGTAGCGCGGCGCACGGAATTGAACTGCCAGAATGTCCAGTAGTTCATCCGATGCATGGTCAATGCCCGTGTAGATTTTCGCATTGTCGGTAAAATCCAAAATCAGAATTGCCAGCTCATGCCATGCATCCGATATCGACTTTACCCATTGCTGGTCTGCAACGCTTTTCGGCAACAGGTCGGCCAGCTTTGCATTGCGAAGATCAGTCATCTTCCAGTCCTCCGTACACCACATTGCAGGTTGTCAGCTTCGGAATCTCAGCGCTGCCCACCACAACGTCGGTTGGCGCGGTGATCTTCACCTTCTTTGCCCCGGCATTCTTGATTTGTGCAATCAGTTCCGCCGGGTCAATGTCCCTGCCCATGGTGCGCTGCCACACCTTGTAGACTTCAACCGCTTCGTTCACTGCGTTCTGCACAGTAACGGCGATCTTGGATTTACTGCGGGCAATGGTATAGGTCACGTCAATGCTGTACTCAACCTCGGTCGGGGCTTTGCAGTTCACATAGTCCGTCATGGGTCGGCGTGCATCATTGCGCAGATTTTCTTCCATGCTGTCGCAATCACTTTTGCTCGGCAGCGTTCCATCCTGTAACGTAAAATAAATGTCCACCACGCAGGGCGACGGGCTTTGTACGGAAACGTCCTTCACGTCGTTTCGCCATGCCTTAGCGAAATACTCATAAGCGTCCGGTGGACCAGCACAGGAATATGTAGAGGGCACCAGGTAGGTTCTCTCCGTCAGCGAATCGTCGCTTTCAATATCCGTACCACCGCTGCTGGCCGTAACGTTTACCGCCGATGCAACATAGGGGATGGGGTCCACCAGCTGATTGATTTGCCCTTCCTCAATGCCGGACGACGCCGCACCTTCTTCTGCCGCTTCTGCTTCTACGTCCACATACTGCGAACCTGGCGTGATCTCCGCGTAGTCCATCGTGGCAAAATAAATGCCGTCCTGTGTTCTAACGCGGGTTTGCGCTGGAATGCCTACAGCACCAGGCTGTTTTGCATCAGCCAGAGTAAACCGGATCGTCACCTTTGCTTTTTCAGCCGGGCGGCGGGTCAAGCCATAGTTCCCGGCCAGGTCGTCCAAATCGTCGTGGGCGGAGTATTTCAGCAGCATTCGTTTCGGGCCTGCATCGACGTACTGCAAAATCTGGTAGCCAAAAAGCGTCATTGCTTTCAGTATCAGTGCCGGGACACTGGCGGGGTAAATAATCGGTGTCTGCCCGGTTGCTTCCTGCATGGATTGACTGAACTCTCCCTTTGTCAGCTCTTCCACTTCCTTCATAGTCAGGTTGTCGGTAAAGCTGATATCCGGCAGATTTTGAAGCTGTGAAATTTCAGACACTTCTCAACACCACCTTTGGGATCAATACCCCCTGCCCCACCTTCGACGTGTCCCACTCAATGCGGACCACTTCAACGCGGGGTTCGTACTTCTTTGTTTTGCGGACGATTTCTGCCGCCAGTAGCGCTTTTGCAACGCTGGTTGGCTTGTCCACGGCATCCAGCGAAATGCCGAAGTCCCGGTCAAGACCCTGTTCCCCGGCTCGTGCGGAGTACAGTACTTTCAGGCATTCGCAGATATCCTCTGCATCTTCCATGCCGGAGGATGCAAGCTGAATTTTTGCTTCTCCTAAAGTCATGCGTATTCCTCAAATGATAAATCGATTTTGCAGCGGACAAGCCGTCCACCTGCAGCAACGCAGTCCCATGCATCGGACGCATCCGTCAGCTTAAACAGGCACATTCCCACAGGGTCGCTACCAATAATCAAGTAGTCCACCGTGCCTTCCTCCGCCATCCGCTGGATGTTCGCCAGCATTTCACGCGGCTTCACACCGTACTGCGCGTCCAGCGTGACCGTAAACTTGTACGCCTTCAACTTCTGGCCGGTCAGCTCGCTTTTCGGTTTTCCGTTGATTGTGTTGTGGGTCGCCCAATCGCTGCCCGTACTGCCTTGGATATCCTGCATCGTGAATACCTTGTTGCTGTCTACCGAAAACACAAGGCCGCCAAAACATCCAACCTGCATACTGTGTCCTCCTGCGATTTACGTCGGCTTTACTGTATCGCCCATGCCTCCGGCATGGAGCGGCAGCGTATACTTGTGCGTGTGGTTTACCAGACTGATCCCGCTGATTACCGCGTCGCCGCCACCACCTGTGATGTTGACTGTTCCGCCATCAATGGTGATGGTGGGTGCATTCATACTGATTTGAGAACCGCCCACGATCTGAACGGTGCCGCCCTGAATCGTGACGGTGCAGCTTCCCACTTTCACGGTCAGCTTCCCTTTCACTTCCAGTTCAGCATTTCCGTCAACGGTTTCCGTTTTGTTCTTCTTGGTTTCCGACTTCGTGTCTCCCTCATTGTGGAAGGTGGCTTTCTTTCCGTCATAGCGGAAATAGCACTTCCCGGGTTTGTCATCGAAGTCCTGTCGGTAAAGGTTTTGGGCACCCTCCGGGGGATTTTCATTTTCGCCCCAGGTGGTGCCCAAAACCACGCCTTCTTCTTCTCCGTTGGAGTTATGCGCCACCACAACGGTGTCTCCGACTTTCGGCATTTTGTACCCAGCATTCGCCAGCATCGGGATCATGTCCGTCACACTGTCTTCCCGGTCTTCGTATGTAACTTCCATACAGCCGGTTTTGTAGTTGATGTTTGATACTTTGCCAAACCGTATTGAATCTGCCATCATGTGACGCTCCTAACGTCTTTCGCATCGACCCAGCCGGTCACGTTCTTTCCAACAGGCGTCTTGCCGCAACGGGAAGCAAGGTTCGTGATCCTATACCTTCCCGCCACAGCCACGCCGTCGTAGAGGTAATACTTGCCGCTTACTGTCCGTACCGGCTTTTTGTCAACGCTGGTGTAGTAAAGCGGTGCGTTTTGCAACGTCACCGCTTTACCGTTACTTTCACTTTCTTCCAGAGCGGAAACCCAGCTGCATTCAAGCGTCTGTTCAAGCCCGCTTCGGCTATACTCCAACGTCACCTTGTCGATGAAGTATTTGCCGGACAGTTTACCATAGCCCGTAACGTTGACATTCTGGCTCTCGCACAGCTCGATCTGGGCCAGCGCCAGCTTGAACTTGATCTTGGTTGAACCATGGTTCGCATTGTCCAGTGCTGCTTGCAGGCGACGCTCTGCGTCGGCCTGACTGGACGCATACTTGGATATGCGTTTCGTCCTTCCACTCTTTCCGATCTCCGCTCGGATTTTTATTTTCTTTTTCTGGTTTGAATACTCCCATATACCGTGCGTATAGGTTCCGTCAAACCCATCGTTAAAATTGAATGACCCCGGCACAATGTCCGTCCGATCTATGGTCGCTGCCACCTTCTTTTTCTTGTAGGCTTCGCGGTCATAAATCCACAGCTTCTTTGAGTACGCTTTCAGAATCAGGCCATAGTCTTTGCATAGATCATCAAGGAAGGAACTGTCCGTTGCCTTCTGTTCTCGCTTTACGATTTCTGCGTCCTTCCCATCAAACCCCAGTTCAAGCGAATACCGCCCGGCAATCGTCTGGGCGATTTTCTGAATGCTGGTGTTCTTCCAGATAAATTCCCGATCTTCTTCCGAAAAGCTCGTGTCGTTCGGCTTTGATGTAGCACTGATTGTCATTGTGCCGGGCGCGCTACTGTAGCCGATATTGTCCACGGTCATAACGCCGCCGTTCATCTGCCCTTCCTGTCCTTCTTCAGGCCAGTCATGGGTAAAGATCGTGCCGTCCAGTGTGGTGCCTTTTGTGGGCATCCAGTCGTCCAGCCATTTGTCCGCCATTGCATTTATGGTGACACTCAGGCTGTCGCTGCTGTCTGCCGCGTTTCCTTCATGGGAAATGCTTTCAACGTCAGCTTCGATATCAGACGTAATGTCCTTTTCTTTGTAAATCAGCTTGACGCTTGCCCTTCTCGGTTTCATTCATTCTCCTTCCAGGGCGGCAGGCTTCCGCTCTGTTCCTCGGTCAGCTCCGGCGTTTTCAGAACAACCCCAGAATCAAAACAAAACGTCATGATTTGTTCCGGGTTTGCCTGCATCAGGATATCAGCACAGTATTCATCGCCGTAAACTTTTTTGGCGATCTTGTCAAACGTATCGCCGCTTACAGTTGTGTATGCCACGCTTCATCACCTCACGCCGGTTTATACGCTGTCCTGCGGTGTTTCTGGAAATACTGATCCATGAATTGCTCGAACAGGGCAAACAGTTCCTTCGTCTTGCGGGCTGCTTCTTCCTGCGATACATCACTAGAGAACGTGATGTTCGGTGCGAAAACGATTTGCGGCGTTTCTCCGCTATCATCCCGCACGCCCAGCATCTTACCAGCCAGCTTCCATGTGTCGATGTTCTGCTGGCGGACGCCGCGCTGGAAAGAAATAACCGCTTCGGTTCCAGCTTCACCTGCGATAGACGGTCCGTTGGTAAAGCCGCCCTGCGCAAACTGTGGCATGGCGACTTCAGACAAGTTAAAGCCGAAGGTCTTGCCGCCGATGCCGGGCACCCAGTCCGGGACTGGCACTGAAATTTTATTCAGTGCACCGATGATGCCGTTGACGACCTTGATTGTCACAGAAACAATGCTCTGGATCAGGCTGATAATTCCCATGATGACCGGTTCCACGATGGGCAGCAGCGTTTGCACGATGCCGACCACGACTTTCACCGCATTCACCAGCGTTGTGCCGACCAACGACACCACCGATGCCAGCAGCGGAATCAGTGCAGGAAGTGCCTGCGTTGTCATGAAGTTAAAGACTTCCAGAATCAGCGGTTTCAGGTAGTTCACGCCCAAGTCTACCAGCTGACCTACAATGCCAGCCGCCGACTGGATCAGCGGGATAAACATTCCGAAGGCGTTGCCTGCGCCCTCGCCAAATGTCTGCGTGATAAAATCTTTGATGCCTGCCAGTCCTTCCGGTGAAAGCGCCTGTTGAATCGTAGTGCCGACGTTCTGCACTGCGCCAACAAAGCCATCAAAAACCGCAACGCCCTGTTCTCCGAAGGTGTTCTGCACAAGTCCCCGGATGTCGTCCAGATGATCGCCCAGAATGCTGAACAGCGCAATGGCGGTGCCGATTGCTGTTGTAAACTGGCCCATTGGACTTAGAAAAATCTTCCCTGCCAGTTGAAGCGGTTTTGTTGCCACGTTTAGCATCCCAAGCGAATTGAGACCGCCTTTTCCGAAAACCGAACTTAGCCCTGCGCCCGCAACTTTCAGCAGACTGCCCGAATTGTTAATTTCATTCCACATGGATTTTTTTGCATTTCCGGGAATGTTTTTAACATTATGCGCCCATCCAAAGAGTGGCAGCGACTTTATAAGCCCAGGATTTGCACGAATATCCTTCACGCTATCTAGAACAGACCCGCCAAAGCTCGTTGCCTTTCCAAGCAGCTTTGATCCGCTGCCTTTTGTCTTTCCAATGATAGACGGCAAGATTCCAGCCAGTTCCTTCATACCTGTTTCGATTTTTGGGGCAGCGATCATGCCGCCCCATGCAGCAGCCACCGCCGAAGCGATGCCTGCCACCTGCGGCCCATTTTGGGACAGGTACTTGAACAGTGCTTCAATTTTCGGCATGATTTTGTCGATGCCTGCCAGCACTGTGTCCATCAGACTGTCGATTTTTGGCATAGCGTCCGATAAAAAATCTTTCGCGTATGGCAACAGTTTCATGCCGACCTGCTGCGCAAAGACAGATACCTTGTTGGAAGCAATGCCAAACATATCATTCCAGTTGTTTATGCTGGTCATAAATGCTCGGTCTGTTGCGCCATCCGCATCCTGCAATTCCGAAAGTTTCTGCTCGTACACATCCATGGTGTTCAGGATGCCTTGTGCGGCTTTTAGATCACGCATAGAAAACAGAGCAGCAAACTTCGTTGCGTCACCGCCTGCGTACTGCCCCAGTTTCTTAATAGTTCCGCCCAAGCCTTCCTGCTGAACCATTGCATAGGCTGACTTATAGCCCAGGCTTTCCACGGCCTTTGATAGTGCCGTGGACGGTTTCAGCATCTTTGTGTACAGGGTGTTCAGAGCTGTACCCACGGTATCGGTATTGCCGATAACACCGGTCAAGGTTGCGAATCCGGCATACAATTCCTCTTGTGAAACGTGAAGGGCAGCGGCGGAGCCAGACGCTTTCTGGATTCCGTTTGCCAGTTCCGGCATGGTTGTTTGTCCAAGTCGGATCGTTTCAAATGACAGGTCGGAAACGTGGGTGACAGCTCGCGCAGAGATGTCGCCGTATGCCTTCGTAACGGCAGCCAGTGCGTTCACCGTGTCCACGGTTTCCGCCTGACCTGCGATTGCCGCCTTCGTTGCGGTTTCCAGAATGCTTGCCGTATCGGCTGTGTCCTGGAACGCAGAAATAACCTGATAGGAACCAGCAGCGATTTCTGTCGATACCCTGCCCGTTACGCGGGAAATGTTCATCACATCCTGCGTAAGTTCCGCCGTGCGGGCTTGCGTTTTGTCTGCGGTGCCGGTCAGCAGCGTTCTGGTCTGCGCCATTGCCTTTTCCACGTCCGCCGCCTGTTTCCCGCAGGTAGCGGCCGTACCCACCACAGCCGCCGTCACGCCAACCAGCGCAGCGGCGGAAGTTTTCGCAAAGGTGCTCACGCTCCGCGCCAGCCCCGAAGTCTGATTTTTGGCAGTTTTGATTGCCGCTGTCAGCGAGTTATCGACTTTACCCGCAATGCGGATGCTCAGTTCTAGCGCGTTGCTTTTTGCCATTGCTCTTGCATCTCCTGTATGTCTTTGCAGGTTTCAAGAAATTCCGTGACCGGCATTTCCATAAAGAAGTCAATGCCCGTGTGTGTTGCGCTGGCTGCTGCAACGGCAAGTTTACGCAGCGATTTCGCGCTGGCGTTTACTCGAAAAAACTTGCAGCGTTCACCGTACCGCGAACCCTCACCGCTTCATGCAACGGCAGACCCGTGAAAAACTCCATCGGCTTGCCGGATGCGCGGGCGGCCAGAGCGCAGGAGTAGGCAAAGAAGTTCTTCATGTTCACGGAGTAGACTCCGGTTTTCAGCACTTCGTTTTCCGCCTTGGAAACATCAATGCTGGTCAGCTCTTCTACACCGGACAGATCGATTTCACTTACAGTTTCGCCCTTGAAACTGTAAGGCTTATCCAGAACGACTACGCCGTCCTTTGCCTGATCTTTCACGGCAAAAGCTTCCTGAACCGCTGTGCGCACTTTGGAACACATAGCGATGGGCATAGCGTTGAAGAACTCCACCGGCTTGCCGGATGCGCGGGCGGCCACCTCGTCCAGAAATGCCTGCGATGCTTCCGGCGCATACAAGATGACCTGATCTTCGCCGTTGCCGACGACCTCTTTCTGCGCATCAATGGCATCCTGCATGGTCAGATTTTCCAGACCGGACAGGTCGACACTCTTGTATTCCTCGTCGTCGAAGATGTAAGGCTTTTTCAGTTCGATTACGTTTTTCATTTTGTGATTTCCTTTCTTTCCAAAAAATCAGCCACCCCGAACCATTCCGGGGTGGCTGTTCATCAGGTCATAAGGTTAATTGCCTCCAGCATATCTTTTCCGTTCACGCGGTAAACGTCGTTGAGCTTGTCCACAGCGATCAGCTCTTCGGCGCCGCACTCCATCTTATAACGCACAACTTCGATGGTCACACTTGCTTCCATCTGGCTGCCTGCCTCCAGAGAACCGCCCTTGAAGCCTTTCACCATGCCGCCTTCCACAATGCGCAGCTGGCGCATGGCGTAGCCGCCGGAGCGAAGTGCCACCTGCATTGCGCCGCGATAGGTGATGTTCACGTTCATACCCTGCTGCAACAGGTACGCAACGTCATTGTCGAAAAGTGCAAACGGAATTTCATGTTCTGTCGATTCCCACTGGCCCGGTGTCGGGCTGTCGATCTCGCCGCCAACGCCAGCGCCGGACATAGTGCTGGTCTTCATCTTGAACTCAGGTGTATCAACCTTGCCGGTCACGCCCAGCTTGATGCCGTTGGAGTAGGCATTGAACTTTGCAACCTTGTCAGGAATATAAAGGCTACTCATGTACTGTCCTCCTTCCTCACTTGCTCATTGCAGCGGTGATTGCATCGATGTCAAACTCCACAATCTCCTCAATGTCTTCCGCCGGGAGATACATTGCAACGTACTTGTGGAAATACATCTTACCGTCCGCCAGCGTTTCGCTGGTGTTCTCGCTGCTCAGAAATTCCATTTCGTACCGTGCGCAGATTTCGGCGGAAATGTAGCTTGCGCCGATGGTGTTCTGCTGGTCGATCACCGCTTCGCGCAGGCGGGGATTCGCCCGCATATCCACGTTGCCAAAGTTCGTGAGGATGAAGTTGTTGTCGTCATAACTCAGGAATCGGCGGGCGGAAATGAAACGATCCTTCGGATCGGTGTTGGACGGATATGCAACCGTATTGTTGCCCCAGAGACGGAATCCGTTGAAATTCAGGAAGGTAACGACACCGTTTCCGTTCACCTCATTTGCCTGATCCAGGTCCAGCAGAATTTCCTCTCCATCCTCGGTGCAGATCGACGTTGCGGCAACTGCAATGTTGGACTGCGGTGGCATGGGAATACCATCGTTCTCCGCATCCTGCCGGGCGATATATGCAGCAGCAAAGGCGCTGGGGCTGTAGATTACCTCGCCCACCTTCGGGCAGCCCCACACGGCTGCGCAGTTGGGAGAGGTAAGAGACTGTTTCGTTTTCTGGGCGCGCACGTCAGAATACTTCGGTGCGCCGGTGGAGGTCGTGTCCATATCCACCCAGCAGAACATACGCCAAATGCCGTTGAGCATCGTGGTCTTCGCCTGCATAATAGCAGCCACGGTCGGGTCCTTGCTGAACCAGGGCGCCAGCAGATTGCCCGGCACCATGCCCAGCTTCGGGAAAATCTGGCGCAGGACTTCCATGCCAGTTTCCTTTCCTGCCGCATTCACGCCGCCAATGATGTCTGCGCCCGTCACCTTTTCCGGGGCAATGCGCTTACCGGAAACCGTGACCTGCGATTTGCCGGAACCCTTGCCGGAAGGCAGGATCACCAGTGTAACCGTGCCATCATCGTTGAATGCCGCGGTGTAGTCCTCGCCGCTTTTCAGCACCACATCGTCCGCCTTGACCACCAGTTTGTCCAGCAACAGGCCAACAGTTTCCAGCTGTGCGGTGCCGCTGTTCACCTGATAGGAGCGCTCGACGACATCTGCGGTGTGTTCGGTTTTGGTGGGGTCCAGAACGTTAATCACGATCACAGGGGACACGTTCACGATCTGGAAGGATGCAGACAGTGCACCGCAGATCGTGTAGCTTTTGAAGTCGCTGCTGTAGCCAACAAGGCCTTTGGCTTCTGCCATCGTGTGGCACAGCAGCGGCACATTAGTTGCGCCGTAAGGATCATCCGCCAGATTGACCGGGGCCACGCCCACGATTACCTGAGTGCCAGCATCGCTTTCGAGCGGTGCTTTCACGCTGGACGGAATCTCACTTACATATACGCCATGACGATATGCCATTGTTCTTCCTCCTTACAGCTCTGCTCTGAGCTGTTCAAAAATGATCCGCTCTGCCGTTTTAGGCTGGCCCGGCAATGCAGGCTGTTCCATGTTGGCACGGGTCTGTGCTACCTTGTCGTAAGGTACGATAAGGCCTTCCGCCATCGGGTGCTGCTCAACAAACTTTTTCATCTGCTCCGGCAGCTCACCGGTAAAGCATGTGTACTGCCGTGCCACGCCACGGACGGATGGGCCGCAGTACACGCGGGTTCTCGTTTCTTTCTTGGTCATACCATTTCCTCTATTTCTGGATCAGTCGCCGGATCAGCATTCGCGACAGTGCAGGTCATTTTCACTGCACCGAAGTAATACGGGTGATAGTCGTCTTTCGACATTTTCCCCTTGATGTTTCCTTTCACGGTACACGCCTTGCCGAACCTCGGGACCGCCCGGAAACCTTTCATGATGTCCGTTACGATGTTCAGAACATCTCGGTAGCCCTGCCGTTTTAGCCCGGTGTCATACGCGCAAATGTACATCGTCACATCAACTTCCATCGGCGCGTCGCCTTCCGGCGAATCCATATCACCAATTTCTGTGATGATGTAGGGCGCAAATGCTTCTGGGGTATCAACAGCATCGTCCCGTCCTGTGTCGATGGGCAGGTCTTGTTCAAAGAAATTCAGTTCCTTTTCCCCGCCGGGTCCGCAGTATGTTTTTCCTTTGAAGATTTTTTGAAGCGTCTGGTTCAATGCAATCTGCATCATATAAGGGGTCATGGCAAGCATTTCTTCTGTCATTACCTTGCCCCCTTCTTCACTGCCGCTCTGGCAAGCGTTTTCTGGATCGACGCTTCAAGTTTCTTCTCCAAGGTGTCCTGCACATCCGGCTCTACCTGTTCCCAGATTACATGATGCATAGCCGCTGCCGAAGGGCTTCCCATGGTTTGCAGCGTTTCCACGTTGCCATCTTTGTTCCGCCAGCGCGGTGCGCCGGATTTCTTTGTGACCGTGTTATGGCTGCTGGAACCAATGACGCGCTGCACCATGCCAACGTGCCCGCTGGCAAACTCCACCAGAAAGCCTTTACTCAGGTTTCCCTTGCCGGTCAGCCGCTTCATGCTGCCAGATTTCAGAACTTTCGCTCTGAAATGTGCCGGGGCATTCGCCACATCCTGTCCGACGTAAGGTCTTGACGGTATTGTTTTGAAATAGCCCAGGTCATTTTTCATAGCATCTTTCTGGCCCGGCCCGCCGATATGCAGTTCCGCGCCCAAGTCTGACACCTTCGCCCTTTTTCTGATTTTCAAGTCGTTTAAATGGCGACGGCCGGCGCCGTTGACGGCATACCGTTTCTTTGCTTCCCGGATCATGACTTTGCGGGCATCCTTTGCCGTCTCGTTCACCGCATTGCGGATCACAAGCGGCGCTTTCTTCCCACAATTCCCTAGCGCTCTTGCTACGTCCTTCTCGCCGATCAGTTCAATCGAGAGGTCACTTGCATTGTATCGTGTATAGCTCATTGCCGTTTCCGATCTATGGTTATCACATATATACCCTGCTGTTCATCAAAGTTTTGGATGAACAAGTCCATTCCATCAACCTGTATTGGGTTTCCGATTTTGGGTTTCTTGCCGAAGTCCTGTACCTTGACGTACAGCTTTTTGCTTGTGGAATATATGGATGTGCCGTAGCTTTGACGCACGCCGCCTTCCCAATGTCCGCTGGATTCTTTCAGCGTGTCATTGGAGATTACAGCCTTCATCTTCTGTCCGTTGATGGTATGTTCATCTGCGAAAATATCATCATCCAGAAATACGGCATCAATATCCACTTCCAGCAGTTTTTTGAAGTCGGACATTTTCTTTCCTCAAAAAAGCTATTCCCCGCCGTTCAGCGCGGCGGGGAGCTTTCGCTTTTAGTCTGCGGCGCAGACCTCAACAACCATCCAGCTGTCCACCTTATCAGGGATGGGCAGCGGGTGGGACTGAACCTCCATCAGGCGGCGGTCAGGGTGATGCTCAACATAGGAGCGCAGCAGACGGTCGGTCTGAGCGCTGACCCACTGTTTGGATGCATCGTCCAGGTAAGTACACAGGCCATAGCCCATCAGGAAGTTGGGCGCATGGTTGATGAGGATGATCTTGTTGGGGTCCACCAGGGGCTTCGTGGCCGGATGCTCCGGGTCAGTCCAGTCGTCCAGATAGTACTCATTGTAGCAGTAGATGTCCATGGACGGGTCGTTCAGGTGGCCGTAGTAGGTCAGGCCATTCGGCAGCTCCTTCACGTTGATCACGCCGAAGCCGTAGTTCTTGGTGTCCAGACGGCTGCGGATGTCCAGATCATCCAGGAACAGGTCCAGGGCCTTGCTGCCCATGATGCACATATCCACGTTGGAGAATCCGTTCTTGGAAACATCGCGTTTCCACTCACGCAGGTTCTTCACGATCTCCGCCTTGTCAGCACCCCACATCGCGGTACCGGTCAGCTTCTTCGTGTTGGTAAAGCCGAAGTCGATAATCTCGTTCACGCCTTCGCCGACAATGGGAATCTGACCGGTCATGATGGCCTGGGCGCACATCCACTCCTCCCTACGAACAACCGCATCGTTCAGGCGGTTGTATTCCTCGATCTGCTTCTGCGCAGCGCGCTGGGCAGGGGTCATGCCGCTGTACAGCTCTTCGCCAGGCAGACGGCTCATAAGCTGGTCTGCCGTGGTGATGTCGTAGGGGTTAATCAGGGGCGGCTTGTAGCTCAGAGTTTCATAGCCGCTGGCAGACAGAACCTTGCCGCCCTTGCGGGGATGCACGAAAGCAGCCATGCGGCGGTCGCCCTTCACCAAATCAAAGTCGATGCGTTCTGCCGTGGAAGTCTTCTTGTTGGTAAAGAAGCTGTCACGCATAAAGGTGTGGATCGGGGGTGCCAGTCTCACAACCTCTGCCAGATAACGCGGATCATAAATGCTTACCGTATTAGGCATATTTTCTTCCTCCTTCCTTTACTTCAGGAAAATGCCGATGTTGCGGAATGCCACTTCCAGAGAAGCGGCGGTGACGCCAGTTTCCAGCGCCAGGCGGTCAGCGAAGAACTCACCCGTCAGATAGATCACAGCTTCTTCGTCAGCCTTGAAGTCCTCGGTGGCAATGCCGTACAGGGCGGCCACGCCGTCGCTCTTGCCGACGGGCGACACCTTACCGGTGCTGCTATCCAGCTTGACCGGTGCGCCCACTTTCAGATCAGCGCCAGCCTTCTTCACCGCCGTGGTAACGCGGATGTCGGTGCCCGCCAGCAGGTATTCCGGCGAGTAGGAAAACTTTTTGACCTCCAAATCCATGCTCATGGTTCTTCCTCCTTACTGCTTCTTGCTGACCGCACGCAGGGCATCCAGGTAGATGTCTGTCTGCTGGTTGCCGGGGTCAACGCTGTTCACGCTGTTTGCGCCGCCGCTCTGTGCGTCGTCATGCAGGCCTTTGGTCTTGTCCTCTGCCTGCTTGCGGGCAAACTTGGCAACTTCCTTGGCGTACTGGGTGGCATCCATGGGATGCTCACCGTACAGGGCATCCTGCATGGTCTTTTCCATGCCAGGCATGGTCATGTCCTGAATGTCCTTGATGCGGGCACGCTCACGGTTGATGGCATCCATGGCGGCGTCCTTTTTGATCTCGTTGACCATATCCGGGTACGCCTTCACCAGGTCGTTCTTGTTTTCGATAGCCATTGTTTTTTCCTCCTGTGTTCCGGTCTTTCCCGGATTATTTGCGGAATTAGAAAAGCCGCCGGGCTGTTTGCCCATGCGGCTTTTTACGAAATCAGGGGCCTTATCAAACGGCAGGCCCATCCCGATGCTGTTTACGAACAGCACACCGTTTCTGTTTTCGACAACTGCATCCGATTCTTCATCGTCCACTTCGTCGATGAAGCCGTTCTCCTTTGCCTGGGCGGCTGTCCACCAGTTCGTTTCATCCATCCACTTGCCGCACTGATCCGTACTCTTGCCGGTTTTCTTGGCGTATAGTGCAACGATGTTTTCGCGGATGGTGTCCAGCGCTTTCAGGCAGTCGCGCATATCTTCTGCTGTCAGGTAGTCGCAGACACCCATGCTGGCAGGATGGATCATGTAGCAGCTATCCGCCGCCGCAATTACCTTGTCTGCATGGCAGGCAATTATCGTGGCCGCGCTGGCGCACAAGCCGTCGATGTGAACCGTCACCGTCGCGCTCGACCGTTCCAGCTGGTTTCCGATGGCCTGCGCAGCGAACACGTCGCCGCCACCGCTGTTGATGTACACCGTAATTTCCTGCACATCGCCCAGCGCGGCAAGATCGTCCGCAAACTGCTTCGGCGTAACTTCATCGCCCCACCAGCTGCTTTCGGAAATATTGCCGTAAAGCAGAAGTTCCGCTTTCTGGCTGTCTGCCAGATTGCGGAACTTCCAGAAACAGTTATTCGTTTTGGGTGTCTGCGGGTTTCCCGCCTGATTCACGATTCGGTTCGTTCCCTTTTGGGGCGTTTCCTTCATTCGCAATGTCGTCCACCTCCTTTTTCATTCTTGCTTCAATGACACGCTGGCGGATGTTCGCTGCATAGCTACCGCCGTTCATTGTTGCAGTTTCCTGATCCGCTGTCGAGAATCCCGCTGCAACGCGCTTCACAGCGGCATCCACCTCCTGCACCGGGTTCAGGTTAGTTCGCGCCGGTCCATTCCATGTGCAGGACGTATACGCTTTTCGGATTGCCGGGTCATCGAAGAAGCCCGGCGCTTTTACTCGTCCTGTCGCCACAGCTTCTGTCATCCATTCTTCATAGATAGGCTGACAGAAGTCGTCCACAAACCAGCTTCTTTGCATATCGCAGGTACGCCAAAATTCGTTCAGTGCACCACGCGCCGCGCTGTAACTCGTCGTGAACTGCTTCATCAGCACTTCACTGGGGATTTCCAGTGCCGCCGCAATCTGCTTGATGATAGCGGCAGAGAATGCATCAAAGCCCGTGTTCGGGTGCTTCGGGTCTGCAAACTCCACCTTCTCGCCTTGGTTCAGGTCGATGATTGCACCAGACCCCAGCTCAATTGTGCCACGGTCTGCCGCATCGATCTGCTGGTTCGGCGGGATCACCTCGCCCAGTGGACGGCCAATGGACGGGTTATCTTTTGTGATAAACACCGTAAACATCGCCGAAATGACTGCGGCTGTGATCTCAGCATCCGTGTATCGTCCAAGCTGTTTCAACGCTTCCAGTACCGGTGCCAGCAGCGGCACGCCGCGCCGCTGCCCGGAACGTTCCCGGTTCATGATGTGCAGGATATTTCTGCGTCCTGTGGTTTCACCGTAGGCTTCCACACGCTGCCATTTCAGCGGTTCCGGCAGAGCGTACAAACTTGCCAATGGGTGCTGATTGCAAATCCAGTAAGCAATAACCATACCGTTGCCGTCCGTCTCTACACCCTGCACAATGCTTTGCACGGACACGTTATCCACCACACACGGCGCCAACCGGTCATCCTGATCCGGGCTGCACACCCGGTCAGCTTCGATCAGCTGCACACGCAGGTCATACGGCTGTCCAACACTGTGCCGCATCGGCAGCACAGCAAAAGCATCACCGTTCATCATGTAGGCCAGGAAGGCCAGCTGTTGTAGCTTGTAGAAATTATCCACCCGGTCAGCATCGCAAAGCGGGCTGTCTGCCCACAGTGAAAATTCCCGGACGATCTGCGTTTGCAGGTCATTCGCCTGCTCCGGTGTCATGTTCAGAAAGTCCGCGTCAATCTGCGGTGATGGTGTCAGGCCGCTTGCAACAACATTCGTGCGCATCGTTTTCAGTGCGCCGGTTGCGATTGGCACACCCATGTAAGCGTCGCGGCTTCTTTCGCGCAGCGTTTTGAGGTTATCTTCGATATCCTCTTTCGCACTTCCGCCAGCAAACAGCCAGCCGCGCATGGATTTCTTGGTCGTACTCGCGCCGTAGTTCCCATAGCCGGAGTTGATGAAGCGTAGGCTTTCCCGCGCTGCTGCCCGGCGCAGGGCGCGTTCCGGGGCAACAGCGGCAATTGCGCGATCCATGAGGTTCATTTTGCCCATGCTGCCCTCCGTCAAATATCACGCGGCACAAACCGGTACATTTTGTTTCTTCCGGTCGTTGCGGCCGTTTCCAGTTCTTTCACTTTATTGTTCCAGTATTCGATCTCGCCACGGACCGTGTAAAGGTCAGCACGGGTCAGGCGGCGGTCGCCGATGGAGTAACCCTGTCCGCTGGCGATCTTTTCTTCCGCTTCCATCCAGGTTTGAAGTTTTGCTTCTGCCTGTTCCAGCGTAATTCCTGCCATTTATCCAATACCTCCCGATACAATTCTTCGTCCTGCCGGATGCTGAACCATCGGCATTTCCGTTTCCGCGTCCGGGTTTTCCAGCACCGGGTTTGCAATTTCCAGTGCGGCCAGCGCGTAGTCCCGGCAGTCCAACGGCTCGTTGCGGTGGTAGTTCGGGTCTTTCAATTCCCACGCCGTCGTGGGTCTGCCCTTCTTCCAGCGCACAACTTGCTTCTCTGCCGTTAAACCCTTGAAGTAGGTTTCGTCATATCCCGCTGCTTCATCCAGTGGGAAGTGACAATAGTTCGGACCCGGTGTCTGAACGTTCAAACGTTGGTATACCATAGTCTTGCCGTTATCAACACCGATGGTGTACAGCGGTACGCCCACACGGTTGCCAGTTGACGGCTTCGACACGAACACTGTTTCCACGCCGCCGCGTCCCTTTATGGCGTAGAGGTGGCGCTGCCAGCGTTCCAGACAGAAGCGGTAAACCGCATCCGTGTGGTGTCCGCCGGTGTCCATTGCTGCCGCAAGAATATTCATCACCGCTCCGTCTTCTCTGCGCCAGCGTGTTTGTAGGAAATTATCAAGGTCTTCCCAAATCTGAGGTTTAAGCGGATCGCCGTATATCTTCTGATATCGAATGCCCCAGCTTTCCTTTCCAACTCCCCAGCCCACCAGTTCAAGCTCGAAACGGTCGTCCTGAACATCGATGCCGCAGGTCAGCACCAGCACGCCAGCCGGTACGGTTGCCGGGTACATTTCACGGCGGCTGTACAGTGCCATATCGTCCGCGCTCTCGCCGCGCTCTTCCCAGGTTTCCCCAAGTTTGGTGTTGACCCATGCCTTCATCAGCTCGGGGTTGCCATGATCCAGTGCTTCTTTCGCGGAAAGAAATTCCGTGACGATGCCAGACCATGCGCAGAATGACGATGCTAGAACGTTCAGGTGAAATCCGCGCACCTCCCGTTCCGGGTGCAGCGCAACGTACTTTCCCTTCCTGCCCTGTGCTTTCCAGCGATATTCACCAGCAATGCAACCGCAGTATTCGCACCGGTACTGCACACCGCCGTGCGGCCAGTTTTCCCGGTCGAAAACCACATTTGCCCAGACCAGTGGTTGATACTCTCCGCATTCCGGGCACGGCACTGTCCACTCTTCCATCGTGCTTTCCAGCCAGGCTTTTTCAATCCTGCTGGTGCCCTTTATGGTTGGCGTGGAGACAAGCACCGTTTTCTTATCCCAGTATGTTGTCTGGCGGGTTCTTGCCAGCGTCAGCGGGTCGCCCTCGGTGCCAGCCGATGCCGGATATCTGTCCACCTCGTCTGCCAGAACAAACTTGATCGGTCGGGATGCAAGCCCCGCCGGGCTGTTTGCTCCAACGATGGTGACGTGTCCACCCGGAAATGCTTTCTGCATGATCGTATTCCCGGAGAAGCGGCTCTTGGCATCGACCTTTTTTCGCAGTTCTGGGGTGTCGCGGATCATTGGTGCCAGACGGTCTTTGGAAAATGTTTGTCCCATTTCTACCGTTGGCTGCATTACCAGCGTCGGTGCTGGGGTGTAGTCAATCGCATATCCCAGTGTGTTCAGGATGATTTCCGTCTTCCCGATCTGGGATGATGTCTTGACCACCACCATGCGGATATGTGGATCACCAATGGCATCCATCACGGCGCGCTGATACGGCGCATTGTCCGTGTGCCACCGCCCCGTTCCCGCGCTGGCTTCCGGCGACATTCTTCTGTATTTATCCGCCCACTCGCTGACCGTCAGCTTCGGCGGTGGTTTCAGTTTCAGCAGCACCCGGGCAAACAGTTCCTTCACTTCCGGGGCTACCTCTACAGTCTTCCTTTTCTTTGTCATGGTTCACGCACCTTGGCAGCGGGCAATACACCTGCTGCTCATTCAGTTCGTACCCCCATTCACAGCCAGCGCACGGGTTTTTATCCCGTGTCTTTTTCTTCCGCTTCTTCATTTGCCCCATCCTCCGGTTCTGCCAATGCTTCTTCGGCGTGGCTCAGAGTTTCCAGAGCTTCTTCCAGCTCCGCTTGGATCAGGTCTTGCACCTGCTGTTCGTCGCCTTCCAGTGCTACAACGGCGGGTGCCAGTTTTTGCGGCAGTGCCAGAATACGGGAACGAAAGTTCATCATCATAGCGGAGTAGGCTTTTTCCACATCGCCCACTTCCAGAAGTTCAGCCTTCCTTACCCGGTTTTCCGTTTCTGCCGCAATTCTTTTTTCTTTTGTCAGCTTGGCTCTTTCATCATTCAGGTCGGCTTTGCTCCCCGCGCCAATGTACTTGATGTAGCGCGTCATGGTGTCCACCAGATCATACAGCCCCGGTCTCTTTTCCCGGATCACGCCTTCATCCCTCAACTGCCGTACCCGGCGTTCCGTGAGGTTTAGGTGTTGTGCCACAACCTTACTTGTGTAAAGGGTCATTGTCTGCATCCTCTTCCGTTTCGTCCGGCACATCGAATGCGCCAATCGCGCGGGCCTTTGCAAATTCTATCCGCTCACGTTCCAGTTTCATGCGGGCTTCGGTTTCCTCTGCCTGCTGTAGCTTTCCGATGATTGTTGCAATTCTGCCCTCCACCTTGTTCAAGGCTTCCTGCAAATGCATCTTTCTGGTGAACGCGCTCTCCTTCGAGTACATGCCCATGTTCTGGTTTGCACCGTCTTGTTTCGCGCCGTTTACCTTTCCCGGCACTCGCATATCAAGCAGCGTGCTGATGTATAGTTCATCTTGATCCGCGTTTTCCAGCGCGGTGATTTGGCTGAGGATTCTTTTTTCCTGAACTTTCAGAATGCCCAGTTCTTCCCGAAGGGCTTTAACAGCGGTCTTCGGCGTTTTGTCCATGATGAACTTTTCATCATCCGTCAGCTGATCGAAGAACACCGCTGCATAGCCGCCGTGTTTCTGGGCGTTCTTATTTCTGGGCGGGGCACCGCCGCCGGGGTTTCCCTCTGCGTTCTGGTTCCCAGGCTGGCCGCCACGTTTCTTTTTGGGCGGCACTTCCAACTCGTCCCACTTTTCCTTGGACTTCCACCGGCGCACCGTGTCATAGTTCACGCCGATATCTTCTGCCAACGCCGCAAGATTCACCGCGCCGTCTTCTCGCATACGGCGTAGGTATTCTTCGCGGGCGGCATCTTTCTTGTCGCTCCGCCTGGGCATTGTGCATCCTCCAATAAAAAATGCCCCACCGGGCGCACCCGGCAGAGCATTATATTTTGCGGGTCGCTTACGAATTGTAAGCTGCTCTATATAACAAAAGCCCCACGGCATCGCTGCCGCCGGGCTTTGTCTAAAATCCACTGTACCGATTATAGCAGAAAATCAGTATCATGGAGTATCATCTTTTGCCTTTCCGCCTTTTTTGACCCCCGGGGGACTTTTTTCCAGGGGTCTGCCGGAAATGGAAAATTTGTATTAAAATCTAGCGAACTTTTGCGCTGTTGGACCCGCTAATTAGCGCGGGCGCGCGCGC